ACCGGCTACAAGAAGAAGGGCCCCGACGGCAAGGATCTGCCGGCGCCTGATGGTGTGGAGACTGCGTTCAAGCTCAACGATCGCCTGGTTGTGCTCAGTGGCGGCACGTTCTGGACCTACGCCACGGCGGACGGCACGTGGTCGAAGGGCTATTCGCTCGAGGACAAGCCCGCGGGCGAGGACGAGGACGTAGTCTGGAGCCAGGGCCCGAGCATCGATGCCAAGGCTCCGTTAGAGAAGGCGGCATAACATGGCAGTCACATCACTCGCAAAGCCGGGTGACTTTGTCGCCCAGTTCTTCATGAACAACAGGACGACCGTGGATACGATCCAGTACGGGATCACCATTGACGGCAAGATCTACCGCGCTCGCAGGGGGCACGACACGATCGGCGGTCCTGGCGGGATCGGGACGTATGTCGATACCGGGGTCGCGATCCCCGACATCACCATACTCGCGGATATGTAACGTGAACGATAGGTGCGCAGAGGCTTGGTTTGCGCACCTGAACACGGCACAGAAGGTGAATGAACCATGATTACGACCATCATTACCTTGCTGATCTACCTATGTTTGCTCGCCCTAGTCATGTATTTGATCATCTGGGTACTGGGCGAGATCGGGTTATCACTGCCTGCCCAAGTGATCAAAATCCTGTGGGTCATCGTGGCGCTGATCGCGCTCTTGTTGATCGTGCAGGCATTGCTCGGCCAGGGCGGCCTGCCGAAACTGGGCCGACTGAGCCTGGTGGACCTTGCCTTCGCTGGCTGAAGTCCTGCAGGCGCAGGCTGATCCCAACGATCGGCTGGCGCAGGAAGGCGTTACGCCGGTCAACCTTGGTAACATCCTGACCAGTGCCTATGGCTCGCTCGAGGATGTTGCGCGGCGCAACATCGAGGCCTCGCGGCGGCAGGAGATCGACCCCGGCGCGTCGATCGGTGCAGTCACGTTGGCCATGGGGGCAACGCCGTTCGGGTTGCCTGGTCAGGCAGCGTTGGGTGCAGGGCCGATCATTGGTGTTGGCGGACCACGTCGGGCAGAGAATCTCTGGCACGGTATCTCGCAAGTCAAACTTCCTAAACCGGTGTCCGAGATGCAAGCAAGCATCGAGGCGGCTCCCGTCGCGGAACGGAAGATCACCCCGGCTGACCTGCAAGGCGGTTGGCTATTGCCGGCGATCGGTGACAGGTCGATGGCATCTGCGGAGCTAACCGGAGTTGGCGGCAACAGGTTTGCTGACCCTGTCGCGCTGCAGGGTGGCCACGGCTACATGCCGGCCAATACCGAGCGCGGCGCTATCTGGGCATCGAACAAGGGCGTGATCTCTGGCCTCGAGAAGAAGGCCGGGACATTAGCGGAGAGCGGCGACCCGGTTTACTTCCCGTACACTGCGATGGGCGAGCGGGCTGTCGATTTCTCGCACCATGTTGCCGACACGCTTGCCGAGATGCTGCCCTACTCGAAGATATCGAACGCCAGCAAAGGCGAGTTCAACATGGCGATGCGGGCCGGTGGTGGTGACTTCGGCAGCATCAGCGATTGGCCAGGACTCGGTTCGGAAGGGCTGCGTGATTACCTGTCAGGAGCATCAGGCGGTACACGCAACAAGTTCGCCAAGACGGTGGACACCGCAAAGTTTCAGCAGATGGGTCTACCCAGTGCGGCAGAGGCTCGCTTCGCCGTTACAGATCCACGGTTGTTGGATGTGAAGACTGGAGACACTGGTCTGTCGGTGTCGCGGCTCGATCCGCAGGCACCACGGGTTGATCCTGCGCACAACACTTACGACACGGCGTTACCTGGCCAGTATGTGGGCGGCTTGGGTACATCCGTGCCGAAGGAATTGTTCTATCCCGATCTCATACAAGCTTATGAGAAGATGGGTTATCCGCCACTGCGCCACGATTACCTCATGTCGCGATCGCCCGTAGGTGCGCCCATAGCCCAGAAGGCAGACCAGGAGTGGGTGGATATGGTTTCAGCATTCCTGCGATCGAAAGGCATTCTACCTGCACTAGTTGGCTCGATGGCTGGGCCGACCATGGGCAGCGTCCTGCAAGCGCAAGCGCCTCCACCGCAATGATGGTGATCGATGGCTATCTTTTGGTGCAGGCTGTGAAGGAGCCCGCGCAACAGTAACCGGTGGCGCATTTATGGCGTGCGCCAGTTCATCTTCTTCCTCCGGCGTATAAGGCGGCTCATGCCACCAGCTCTCGCCGCTATCGCTGAAGCGTTTGACCATAAATATAGCCTGCTCGGTCAATTATTCACTGTGCATAAAGGTATGTCAATCGATGGCTGACTCAAATATCCCGCAGGCCAACGCGCCGATCGACACGCCGCAAGTGGATGAGGAAGGCTATTACACCGTCGAGCAATTGAAGCGGCAGTACTATGACTACGTCGGCAACAAGCGCCCGGAGATCGAGGAGGCGAAGGAGGCGCGGCGCTACTATCATGGGGCACAATGGACCGACAAGGAAATCAAAGCGCTGAAACGAAGACGGCAGCCGGTGATCACATCCAACCGTATCGTGCGCAAGGTCGATGCGGTTGTGGGATTGGTCGAGCGATTAAAACAGGATCCCAAGGCCTATCCGCGTAATCCGAATTCCGAGCAGGGCGCCGAGGTGGCAACCGCGGTGTTGCGTTATGCGGTGGATCATGTCGATTGGAATTCCAAGTCGGCACGCGCCGCGCGAATGGCCGCGGTCGATGGCTTGGGCGGGATCGAGATTGATCTAGCCTATGGAGACCACGGCGATCCTGACATTGATTTGCATTTGGTCTACCCGGATACGTTTTTCTACGACCCGCGCTCGTATGACGACGGCTTTACCGACGCGCGCTTTCTCGGCATCTCCAAGTGGATCGATACCGAGCAGGCGAAGGAATTGGTGCCGGCCAAGAAGGATGAAATTGGCGGGCTGAGCGAGAGCGGCACAGACCTCACATCCTATTCCGATCGCGAGATCATGTGGGTTAACACCACGGCGAAGAAATTGCGCATGGTGGACCATTGGTACATCCATGAAGGGCATTGGTGCTGGGCATTGTACGTCGGCAACACGATCCTGATGCAGGGACACAGCCCCTACATCGATGAACGGGGGAAAAGTTTCTCCAAGTTCATCATGTTTTCCGCCGCGGTCGATCATGACGGCGACCGCTATGGGTTTGTGAGAAACTTCAAGGGCCCGCAGGACGAGATCAATCATCGTCGGTCCAAGGCGCTGCACATTCTCAATTCACGTCGCTTGATCATGGACAAGGGCGCGGTCGATGACGTGGAGAAGGCGCGTATCGAATGGGCGCGGCCGGATGGATTGATCGAAAAGAATCCCGGCAAGGAAGTGGCGCCGGAAAACCAGCAGGCGGATTTTGCCGGGCAATTGCAGATGCTGCAGGAGGCGAAGACCGAGATCGAAAACTTCGGACCCAACCCGGCATTGCTGGGACAGGGCGTCGAGGGCTCATCAGGTCGCGCCATCAATTTGCTGCAGCAGGCGGGGATTGCCGAGCTCGGGCCCTATATCCTGGCCTATCGTACCTGGAAGATGCGGGTCTATCGCGGAATATGGAATGTCGTCTCCCGACACTGGCAGGCCGAGCGCTGGATCAGGGTCACCGACGATGAGGGCGTCGCGCAGTTCATCCAGGTTAATGGACTAACGACAGACCAGTACGGACAGCCGGCGATCGCCAACTACCTGGGGAGCCTCGACGTCGACATCATCATCGACGAGGGCCCGGACAACATCAACATGATGGCGGATGCCTACGATACGTTGTTGGCGTTGGTGCGCGGTGGTCAATCGATCCCACCCAATGTGCTGATCGAGCTGGCGCCGCTGCAGAACAGTGTGAAGCAGAAACTTCTCAAGCAGATGGAGGCGGCGGCGCAGGATCCGCAGCAGCAACAGGCCAAGCAAATAGCCCTGGCTGGAGAAGCAGCGAAGATCGATAAGACAAAGTCAGAGACGGTGAAGAACGTCGCGCAGACGCAGAAGTTGGGTATCGACGCACAGCTCGAGGCGGCGCAGCTCGGGATCGATGCCTTCGGTGCGGTACAACAGGCCTCCGGCGCGTCAGCTGCCCAGCCCGCGCCGAGCCCGCAGGGACCGGGCGTACCCGTAGGCCCGACGCCCGGTTATGGTCCGGTCCCTGGCGTGGCCACGCCCGCGGGCGACGTGCCGTCCAATTTCGCAGGACAGGGCGTACTGCCATTCCCCGGCGTACCGCCGGGCGCGCGCCAGTTCGGCTGATAGATGCCGACACCTGACTTTACGGCATTCCCGATCCCAACTTTGCTGTTGGAGCAGGGCCTGGTCACCGCAACAGGCTCGACCACGACCAGGACACTGGCTACTCGGTTTGGCGAGCAGGTGAACGTCAAGGACTTCGGGGCCGTTGGCGACGGCATCGCCGACGACACCGCGGCGATCCAGGCGGCGATCGACTATGCCGGCGCCAACAACAAGCAATCGATCTACATGCCGGGTGGGACATACAAGACTACGTCACCGCTCTACCTCGACCCGCCCTATATTCCACCAGGCCTGCCAGGTGGCTTGAGACAGAATCTATCCAATCCAGCCAACTATCAATTCTCGCTTTCGCTGATCGGCGAGGTTGGACAGGGTAACCAGAATAACTTCGGCACCTTCATTCGCCCGACCTTCAAGAACGACGTAGTGCTCTATGTCGGCCCCGGGCAAGGCATGACGGTGGCCAATCTCAAGATCATAGGGCAATCCATATCCTTCGATTGGCGGGGCAAACAGGATCCAAACGGCGTCGGCATTGGCCTGACCGGCACTGGAGGAGGATCGTCGCGGGCGTGGATCGAAAATTGCGAGGTGTACGGTCTTTATACCGGGTTCAAGACCGCCGCCAATGGCAACGGAACGCTGTGCGACAGCAATACTTTCGTAAAATGCTTCACCGGGAATGTCTATTATGGGTTCTGGATTGCTGGGACACAAAATTACATCAACTCGTTCTATGACTGCAATCCGAACGAGGCCACGGTCTGTCTATTCAACGGCTTCTCCAGTGGCTGCCGTGTCTTTGGTGGCAACTGGTCGAATAACAACAGCCTGTCGGCATGCTTCAATCTCACATCCATTCAACCCGTCACCGCAACAGCGGACGGCAATGACTTTCTCTACAGTTTCATTGCTACTGTTGTCAGCCCTGATGTCTTTGTCGGCAATGTCTACAACTCATATGCAATAAAAACCGCGCACTTCGGCATCATTCCGTTAACTCTGAGTGCATATAACTCCGGCACAGGTGTAGGCACTTTCCAGATGTTGCCGGTCTGGTGTCATCAATTCTTTTCACAATTCAATGCCGTCACTGGCACCGATCTTTCAGCAGAGGTGCAAGTAGTCCCGAGGGTTTATTGTGCCGAGCGTGTCACCACGTTCTGGGGCAACGGCATCCAGGTCTACGGCGCTCATAGCGAGAATGCCTACGCACCGATGACGCTTATTCGTGCCGGTGAAGGTTTTGGTGGGAAGAACCCGTCTACGTTGAATGCAATACAATTCAACGTCAATCCGTCATTGTTTGATTTGAGGGCTTCACCTGACCCGTCCGACAACATAGCGAAGTACTACATTCAGCAATCATGGCCCTTTATCTGGCTGGACGCTACGGCATCGAATGTAACCATTCAGGGCTCGCAACTGGGGCAATACATTAACGGCTTTGATCCTGTCATCGTCGATGTGGAGTCGGGCGAGGATGGGAGGTTGATTATGCGGGAGAATGCGCAGTTTGGTCCCATCAATATTCGTCGCGGAGTGAGATCACAGAATGAGACAGATCTCGGCAGGGGGGAGTATGACGTTACGCCATTTACAAGTTACCCTAACAAATTCAATTCCGGCGACATTCTGCGCGCAAGAGAGCCGGGAAAGGCTCCGACTTGGGGCTACCGTCCTGCGCCATGGTCGCGACCGCTCATTACCCGGGACAATCTGGAAAATACTTTAGCGGTCAGTCCGTTGCCAACGATCGCCTACAGCGGCGGTAATTGGCATGTCGACTATCCAATATTGTTGGGCAACCAGATCTATACCGTTGCCGATAACTGGTTTAACGGCGTGGCGCAGTCAGCCACCGAGATTGTCAGCAATCATCAATTCTATACCTATGGGCAAGACCTCACGACCACCAACGTCCCTTCGTTGAGTTGGAACTACAAGGGCGCAGGTTTCGCTGTCTATGCCAATGACCGGACACTCGAACTCATGTTTCCTGGCTTGGGCATCAAACTCTTCGATGGCGCGACCGATGTTTTCTACTATGTGACTGGGGTCTATAGTGGGCTCGGGTATTTTACGGTTGGCAGGGGCGATAATATAAACGCCGGTAATCTTTCCGGTAACAAGACAACTGTCTTCACTGGCGCAACGATCAAATCGCAGCCGCTCGCCATCCAGATTGTCTCCGGCGCCGCGAAGGCGGTGACAAAAACGGCGGACTTCACTGTCGGCCTGTTGGAGAATTTCATCATCGTCAACAAGGGCTCGACCTGTACGGTCACGCTGCCCTCGGCAGCGCTTTATAACGGCCGCACCATCAAGATCAAAACCATCCAGGCCTTCACGGTCGTCTCTGCATCGGCCAACGTAATCCCGCTTATCGGCGGTGCCGCCGCTACGGCAATCCTTGCTGCTACGGCTGGCAAGTGGGCCGAGTTGACGGCCAACGGCACTACCTGGGAAATCATACAGAGCAACTAAATGGCAATGCGGGCGCTCACCGACGGCGCGGGCCGTTCGTTTGTCGATCCTGTCAGTGGCCGCATGATGGTGACTTTGGACGCGCCGCTACAGATCGCGGCTGCATTTGCCGGCGTCGGTGGGTTGTTCGCTGTTGCCGACGTCATAGCGCGACCGCCGCCGACGCCGCCGCCGCCACCAGAGTTCGGCAAGTACGTGCCGCTCAATGCCTTCGTGCGCCGCACCATCGTGCGCAAGCGCAGATAATTTTCGCGTCAGACCCACGAAACGGGACAGCGTCAGACCCACGACACGGGACAAGCGCCGGCACCCAGCGAGATGGGCGCAACCAGGAGATACTTATGGCTGATCCAGAACAGGTAGAAGTCGAGCAGAGCGTAGTAGAAACCGAAAACGAACTGCTGAAGAGCGCGTTTGCTCCCAAAGAAGAGGCAAAAGCCGAGTCCAAGGAAGCAATACCGGAAGCACCAGCGCAGGAAGCACCGCCCGAGCCTCCGAAAGAGGGAAGGACGCGTGATCCCGAAACAGGGCGTTTTGCCGTCAAGGGACCGACTGCACCCGTAGAAACCGCAGAAACCGCCAAGGTGGAAGACGAAGTCCTGCCATCGTGGCGCGCCCGCGAGATCAACGAGGAAAGGCGCCAGGTCCAGGGCGAGTTGGAGCGGATGCGGGCCGAACACGCCCGTATGCAGGCGCACGTGGCACAACTGCAGCGGGCGCAAGCACCGGCACAGGCACCGCCGGCACCCGATCCCGTCATCGATCCCGCCGGCTACACCAAGCACGTGCAGGAAACGCTGCGGCGCGAATTCCAGCAGCAGCAGGCTAGTGACCGTCTCAATATGAACCTCGAAATGACGCACATGCGGCATGGCGAGAAGTTCGAGAAGGCCTACGAAGCTCTATTGGTACAGGCGCAACGCGGTGACCAACGGATCGTCAACCATTTCGTGACGCAGCCCAACCCGGGCGAGGCGATCATGCGCTGGTTCACGCAGAACGAAGTTATGCGTGAGGTTGGTCAGGACATCCCCGCGTTTCGGCAAAAGACCAAAGACGAACTGCTCAAGGATCCTGAATTTCTGGCGCAGGCGGTCGAGGCGCATCGGCGCATCGCCACAGGCGTAAGTCAGCCGCAAAACACCGTAGTCAAACTGCCACCTTCGCTGTCAAAGGCGACCGGCACATCTGAGGTGTCGAATACGCACACAGACGGTTCGGAGGCGGCGTTGTTTAACTATGCCATGCAACCCAAGCGGCGCTGAGATCTCGGCGCCGGAGGACTAAACAATGGCGCTTACTCAAGTCCAGGCTAACAATAAACTCATCGTCTTTCGCGAAGAGATAACTCGCGAATTCGTGCGGCAGAATATGTTCTCGCCGTACATGGGCTCGTCGATGAACTCGGTCATCCGCGTGCTCAATGACCTCAAATCCGGTGGCGAGCAGGTCAACGTCCCGCTCGTCAACTCGCTGCGCGCAACGGCGATTGCCAACGGCACCCTGACCGGTGCCGAAGAGGCGATCGACAACTACGGCTTCAGGATGTACATCGACTGGGCGCGCAATGCCGTGAAGACAAATCGGCAGGAAGATCACCGCGACAGTGCGGATATCTTCGATATCGCCCGGCCGCTTCTCACAGACTGGGGCAAGGAACTGATCAAGAACGAGATCGTCGATTCGTTCTTCTCGATCCCGCTCGAAATTGCCCCCGCTGGCTTGGGTTCTGCAGCAGGTCAGCGCGTCAACGGTGTCAACTGGCAGACAGCTACTGCAACGGCTGGTACCGGACAAAGAGACGTGTGGCTGACTGCCAATGTCGATCGTGTTCTGTTCGGCGCGTCGATCAGCAATAATACCGGTGCCACCATCGCATCGTTGGCCAACGTCGACAACACGACGGACAAATTGACCGCAGCCTCGCTGCGGCTGATGAAACGTCGCGCCATGTTGGCGGTGCCGCGTATTCGTCCATACCAGGACAATGATGGCTACGATTATTGGATCTGTTTCTGTGATCCCAACCAATTCAGGGATTTGTCCAACGATCAGACCATCCTCAACGCCAACCTGTACTCGCGTCCGCGCGAGAACCGCTACAAGGAAAACCCGCTGTTCAATGACGGCGATATTTTGTACGACGGGATAATCGTCCGCCAAGTGCCGGAGATGCTGACCCGACGTCCAGTCTACTTTGCCACGGCCGGCGCTGGCGGCATTGCGGTCAATATTGCCGCGCTGTGTGGACAATCGGCGGTAGCCCAGTTCTACGGGCAGTTGCCGCGCCCGACCCAACTCGATCAGACCGACTATGGCTTCAACCGTGGCGTCGGCATCGAGATGGCCTACGGCATCGGCAAGGTTGCCAAGAACACCTCGGCTCTGCTGAAGGACTGGGGCGTGTTCACCGGCTTCTTTGCCAGTGTCAGCGACACGTGATCTGAGTTAATACTGAACCGGTGGGCGGTGTCGGGCCTTAACCCGTATTACCAGCGGCTGCCCCCAGCAGCACTCGGCGCCGCCCATCACTCGAAGGAGACACCATGACGAAGATCATGTGGATCGGTTTCAAAAATGCCGACGATCCGCCCTTCATTGCCTGGAATGGGATCACTTTTCCGCTCAATGTCGCGGTCGAGGTTACCGACGAACACATGATCCGCAAGGCGAGAGGCAACCAGTATTTTTCCGTAGAGGAGGCAAAGCATGAAACCGAAACGAAAATCGAAGAGCAAGCCAAGATCGAAACGCAAGTCGAGCCCGCCGAGGAAACGGATCACAGCAAAGCCGAAAAAAACAGCGGCTACTCGCCGGTCAAGAAAAAGAGCAGAAAAAGAAAAACCAAGCCAGCAGCAATTGCAGGCGGAATTCCCGCCGCAGACGCATGACCAGGTGATCTTGCCGCATGGCAACTAGAACCCGGCGCGAACTCGTCACTGCGGCGCTCGCCAACCTTGGCATTTTGGCGGCCGGGCAACAGCCAGACGCTGAGGACTTCGAGGCGGTGGACGATCATTTTGAGCCGCTGATCGCATGGCTCGAGGCGGCGCAGATCATCGATATGGATAACACCATCGATGCTATCCCCGATGAATGGTTCAGCCCGCTGACGACGCTATTGGCTGATGATGCGGCATTGGAGTTCGGACTTCCGGGTGTTCCGGCGCCGCCCAATTCGCCGTCACCTGTGGCTGTGGCGATCGATCAGTTGCGGCTCGCGACATACGCGCGGCCGACGTATGAGACGCAGAAAACGGAGTACTTCTGATGGCTGACTATGGTGGCTTAGGCGGTGGCAACTCGCTGCGCGATGCGCTCAATGCGCTCTCACCAATGAGAGGCATGGGCGAGTACGGCGCCGGCTATCCGCCGCAGATGTTCCCGCCGCAGACAGGCGCACCGCAGCCCTCGGGGCCAGTGCCGATGCCACCACCTAGACCACAGATGCCGCCGCAACTCCCGCCGGGCGCCTTAGGGATGGCACCGCCCGGCTATGGTGGCCCGCCTCAAGGGCTACCGCCGGGAGTGGGAATGCCGCAGATGCGACCTGGCATGGGGCAGGATTACGCCGCGCAGCTAGGCCTGCGCCGGTACTGACATGCCAGAGGCCGCGATCCCCTTCCCGGTTACTTCGGCACCGGGAAAGAACGTACATGACTCGGCCGGACGCCTGATCAATTGCTACGCCGAGGATCTGGTCAATGGTGCGCGCTCGCAAACCGTGTGGCGCAGGGCGCCAGGCCTGACATCATTCAAACTCTCGACCTATACAGGCTGGCGCGGCGGTATCGTCATCGGCTCGCTGCTCTATGCAGCGTTCACCGGCTCTGCCGGCAAGGTGGCGAGCTACACTTCGTCAGGTACCGAAACGCTGCTCGGATCGCTCGGTGGTACCAAGAAAATATTCTGGGCGCGCAATAACAAGAGCCCGCCCGACGTGGTGCTGGTCGATCCCGACAACGGCGCCTTTCAAGTGACGACGGCGCCGAGCGTGATCAACTATCCCGACGTCGATGTCGGTGCGCCTAACTCGGTGTGCTTTCTCGACGGCTATTTCTTCTTCACCAGCGGCGACGGCACCTGTATCGCATCAGCCATTAATGACACGGCGATCAACCCGCTCGATTTTATCCGCGTATTCGGCAATCCCGGTGGCCTGCTGCGCGCCATCCCGTTTGGCGAATTGTATTTGATGGGCTCGCACACCATCGAGCCGTGGCAGAATACGGCCAACCCGACGGCGTTCCCGTTCACGCGCGTCAAGGTGATCCCAAGAGGATTACTCGGGCGCTACGCCGTCACTGGCTACGAGCCCGGCTTCGGCAAGGGACTGATCTTTGTCGGCGACGATCGCAAGGTCTATGCGCTGAACGGCTATACGCCGACGGCGATCTCGACGCCGGATGTTGATCGCGCCATCTCTTCGTTCGTCGACGGCGGCGGACTGGCTGACGATATCGAGATGTTTCCCTACGTCGCCAACGGCAATTCCTATGCCGTGCTGCGCATGCCGACAGCGACATGGGCCTT